GAAATGTCACCAATCGCTTTATTGAACTGAGTTGTAGCGGCTTGTGCAGCAGGTTGGAAAGCACCCTGAAAGAAAGGATTTCCACCAAGATAATCGCCCTGAATCGTTCCGTAGAGTTGATTCTGTGCAGCACCAGTTAAAGGACTACCAGCGGCGGCTCTGGCTTGAAGTGCCGCTAAACCTGTTTGAGTAGCCTGTGATGGGCCGACATAACCCTGACCTGTAAAGTACTGAGGCCCACCAGCTTGGTAGAGGCGCTGAGATTCTTCTAAGCCGTACTTTAGGAACGGCTGAACTGTTGGGTCAATCTGTGTTGTGGATGATGTTGTTGCGGTTTCGATTGCCATAAAAGCACCTTTCTTTCAAGGGACTCCGAGGCGGGTCATCCACGGAGCCAATTATATACACTAGCCTACCAAAATGTAAGCATAAGTTTTGTCGGAAGTTGAGTTTGCAAAGTGGGTTAAGGTCGCACTTCCCTTAGTCTGAGCGCTTGCGTAAACCCCGTAATCCCCTGCGGCATTTGTCCCATTTGACGAGGCAAAGTTCACCGTCAAAATAGCAGACGGGGTGGCGGGTCTTGTCGGACTTGTCTGGGTCGGAATCTGCTGGATAGAAACCGCTGTGCTAGTCGTACGCCACATTAGCTCAAAATAGTCGTTTGCGTTTAGTTCAATCCAGAAATTCAGGGCAGCAATCAAATGCCCATCAGTTCCACCATGAGAGTTAGGGATAGAGAAACGGCTGTTTGAGTTGTCAATGTTTGTGCCATTTTTCTTGAACCAAACATCAATATCCTGAATCTGGCTGTCAGTATTGACGAACTGAAGGCTGAATTGTGCGTTGTATATTCCGTAACTTTTAGCCGTAATCCGAGAATTACTGACCACAGAAATCCCATGAGAAAAGTCTGTGGTGTTAAAAGTTACCGCATAAGCTGTCGTGGTCGATGCCGCTGTTTGGTCGGTGGAATCCTGAAAAGCCCCGTAAGGAGTGGAATCAGTAAAAGCCGCAGACGAGAATGGAATCAGAATAATCTTTGTGTCAGGGCTGATTCGCTCATCAGTCAAAGTGGTGGTCGTGGCGTTTCCCGTGGCAAGCGTCACAGTTCCGTGATTGTTCGTCTTGCCATTCATAATCCCGTTGACTATCTCAGCGGTAGCCCTCGGGTCAGAACCGAATATCGGAAGAAGCCTAAACATTATCGAGACCCCATCGGGATAACTTCAACATCTACCGCCACAGCCATTTTCCAGTTGTCACCAGTAGGCTTAATTCGTAGTCGGTGGTATCTTCCCGCACCCCTCATAGAAACACGATTGTCAGAGTCAGCAGCCACATCGCTTCCATAAGTGACATTCTCGTTTAGGAGAAGTCGAGAAGCCAAGGCAACAGTTGCAGAACCATTGTCCACTTGAGGTTTGGCAAGGTTAACCATCGCCATTCCACCTGTGGAAATGTCACCTGTTTCTAAAACAGCAGACTTTGGCAACCCGTTAAAAGTAATGACTTTAGTCCCGTCAGTTCCACCTAAGAAGAACTTACCACCAGCATAAAGTGGCGAATCCATCGGGGTAGGCAAAGCGTCTAAAGAGGCGCTCACGCTGTCCAATTGCTCTAAGGTAACCGAGGCGGTTGAGGCATCCGAAATATAGTCAGAGGTAGCGTCTAAGTGGCTCCACTTCTTAGTAACCACGTTGTAAACCATCATCTTACGGACTGCAAACTTATTCTTGTAGTTCCAGATAACGAGTTTACGGATAGGGTCAGCCGCAGAGGACATTGTGGTTAGGTCTAAGTCTGCATCTTCAAAAAAGAAGCGGTCTACCTTTTCAGCGCCAATTGGCACGACTTGCTGACCATCACAGACATAAAAACCATCGTCAGACAAGAAGAAAGTCAATGCGTCATATTGACAAATTGAGCCTTCAGCAACGCAACCCTTACCACGGGAAATGTTGTCAAACTGGAATACGAAAGGCGTTCCGACATAAGTCATGCGGTAAATGCCTTTTTCCATCAGGATAAGGCCATATTCACCGCCACGGATACCTTTGATATGTCCACCGTCTGCCAGTTCCTGAGAATCTGATTGCGTGGTTTGGCTTGCTGTCCAAGTGGATTCGTCATTAATTCCAGACCATTGAACCTTAAACGGCTTAGTAGTTGAAGATTCTTGTAAGTGAGCAACCACTACAAAGTCACGAACCACAGTAATGAACTTAGCAACAGGCGCATCATCGGAAAGATTCTTAAACGAAGTACCACCATCAGCATTGAGATACTGCAATCTTTGAGAGAAGTTTGTTCCGATAACCAGACTGCCGAACTTTGTGAATCTGAAGATATTGTTAGCAGGAGTGCTATACCCGTTCACAGTCTGAGAAACCTGCACATTACCGCTTGTGGTCGCTGAAGTGGTCGTAACTGTGAAACTGTTGGCATCCACCTTGGTTACAGTAAATTGACCATCTGCGGCTGTTCCGCTTGTGAAGTTCAGATAAGCAGAATCCCCCGTCTTAAAGCCGTGAGCCGTAGCTGTCACAGTCAAAGTCGTGCTTCCGCTTTGGGAATAAGTACCTGATTGATACCAAGCCTGAGTAAGCGCACCAACAGAATCCACAGAATAGATTTTTGTCAGACCAGCAGCGTAGAGTTTTGCAGTACCAGATTGATTCTTGACATACACAAGAGAACTGAGATTCTCAGCGGCAGCGGCAGAGAAGTCAGCCTCTTGAGGAAAAGGAGCGTAACCAGTAGATGTGGGATAGCAATTCGATGCAACAGTAATCCCACCGATTAGACCAGGCTGGTCGGGTAGCCATTCACCCATTGCGATTCTTTGCATATCATTGCCTTAACCAAGTGTTGTTATTTTGCGACACTTCAGACCATGTGTTTGAGTTGGCTGAAACATCCGACCATGTGTTATCGCTTACGCTAATTTGTGTCCATGTGTTGTTATTTTGCGACACATCATCCCAAGTATTGTTACCAACAGAAATGTCAGACCAATTATCGCCCAGACGCACCCCATTGCAAGTAACAGTAGAGTTGCCAGAAATGCTCGCAGAAAAGTCAAATATTCCATAAGCGTTAGCCTCGACTGTTGCTTCACAAGAGATTTGAGCCATGCCATCAGCGATGGTTCCACCCAATGCGGTTACTGTTGCGGTTCCAGTTATTGACCCAACAGCCTCACGGACTCGGATAGCGTCTGCTGATACAGTAGCGGCAGCAGAAACACTAGCCGCACCATTTGCAAGAATTCCACCTAAACAGGTAACCGAAGCGTCTGAAGTAACTGAACCAGAGCCTAATTGAACTCTGATGACTTGAGCCGTTACAGTAGCTGACGCATCAACTGCACCAGAACCAAACTGAACTCTTGTTCCAGCCGCTGTTACTGTGGCAGAAGCGTCAACAGAACCAGAAGCAAACTGAACCCTCGTTGCATCGCAGGAAACGGCGCTAGAAGCGTTTACAGAGCCTGCACCATACTGAACTCTAGTCGCATCACATGAGGCGCTTGCAGAGGCTGTAATCGAGGCGGTGGCTAACTGAACTCTTGTCCCTGTTGCGGAGACAGTAGCCGAGGCGTTAACTGAACCATACGCATCCCACAAAGTTACCGAGGTTTGATAAAGAGGACTATCAAGCGTCAGGGTAAGTTGGTCAATACTCGCTTTTAAATTGTTAAGCGAGTCTATCGACCAAGGTGGGAGCAGGTCAGCCATTACGCCAATGTAACGCTAAGAGAACCAATCGCCACACGGAAAACATCACCCGTGGCGATGGTTTTAGAAGCATCTAGCGGTGTGTGATACAGCAGGTTTCCAGTAGTCAGAGCGTCACGGATACCGATATGAGTAATCGTTCCCCATGAGCCGCCAGCTTGAGGAAATTCAATCGCTGCTGAGTTTGTAGAAACACCATTAGAAGGCGCTCCGAAAGTGATTGCCTGACGAGCGTATGAAGTGCCAGAACATTCAGTTCCAGTATCAGCATCTGTTGGGTCGCTTGTGTAAAGCGCCAAATAAACAGTCGTTGGGCTTGTGTAGCTCGTATTACGCAGGGTAGCGTTGATAAGAGCGTTCTCCAGATAATTCGACATTTCTGACATGATTTACCTCGTTGCAAAAGTCATTGAAAGTGGAACACCCGAATACTGAGAACTCTCATCGGATGTGGAAAGTGTGGAAATTGCTCTGTCGTACAAAGAACCCCATGTTTGGATACGAGCATCATTCATCAAATAAGGCTCTGCCTCTAACAACGAGGCGTAAAGTAACGCATCAGGCGCATTTGCCATGAACACATTACTTGAATTTGAGTCACTCATAAATGTTGGCGCTGCATAGTAAAGCAGTTCCAATGTATAAGTGGAGTCAGGCACAGGAGCCAACTTAAACTCTGAAGCCAATACTGTGTAATCTAATGGCTTGCCACTCTGAGTGGTCTTAGTGTTTCGACTAAAAATAGCAGGGCTAGAGAAAGTCAAAGGCTGAATTGGATTGGTAGAAACATAAAAGTCTCTAACCTCTAGAAAGTCGCTTGGTAGCTCAACAGTCGAATCACCGCCTGTTGTGGTAGTTGTGACAGATTTCAACATTTGTCTAATTCGCAACTCTCTACGCAAGCGTAACTCTGCGAACCGAACGAAATCCTCTATTTGGCTAGTCAAGTCTGTACGAGCCAAGTAAGAGGCAACCTTAGTTTTCAAATCTGAGTAAGTCGCTATGCTCATACATCATCCCAACCATATTCGTAAGTTCCGATATGCCTGATGTGCTTTGAAAGGTCGTGGTCTAAAACAGTCTTAAACCCTTTGTCAAACGCTTTCACACAAAAGTAAATATCTTCCCCAATTGTCCCACCTTTGTCGGTTTGTTCAAACCAAAACCAAGGCTTTTCGACTTTCTGGAACACTTCTTTTCTTACAAGAACCATCCCAAAACCTAAACCCAACACTTGCTCAAGACCCGTCTTGTCCTTGCTCGTCACCTTAACCAAGTCTTTTGTTTCTTGGTCTAAGTCCAAAGCGGTCGGCAAAACAGGGAATCGGCGGGTAGTCGCATTGACCCCAACAATGGGTAACTTACGGGAGAGAAGAATCTGAAGCGCATCCTTCGGGAATCTCATATCTGAGTCAATCCAAAGAATCGCATCTGCACCATCTTTGAGTGCTTCTTCCGCAAGTCGCTCACGCTGGTTGAATATCAAAGTGCCAGGCACTTGATAAATCATCAACGAACCACCTTTAGCACATCTTGTCACGCCTTCATAAGCGCAGAGTTTCGCTAGGTCAAAAGCAAACCCTGTCATAACTGTGTCACGGCAGGGTACGCAAATGGCTACTTTCATATCTGTCCTGGTCGAGTTCTAAAGAACCGATTATCAGGGTTATTTAAGAAAGTCCGAAATCTTTTCTCATCCACAACAGCAAAACCTCGCATGATTCCCTGTTTGTTCAAATCATCAATCACAACATTAGGCAAGCTGGCAATCTTTGTCCATTCACCCCATTTGGCTCGTTCATCAACAGCATTGAATTGAGCCTTGTTGTTTTCGAGAATTGCAGAAATATCCTGCTTGGTCTCGATAAAGTAATTCCCATCAACATCATGGAAATTAGTATCTTTTCCGTCTTTTGTTGCTATGTGGCGCATAGAAGAAGGGGGGTGATTAGCCCCCCGTGTGATTAAGAAGTGGTTAAGTCAGCGGCAATGCCGTGAGCAGCTTCGTTACGCATTTCCAAAGTCAACTCAGCCAAAATCTGAGTTTTCTCTGCGTCACCAGCTTTAGCCAATTCGTTTGTGGCGAATGGGCGCAAGTAAGCAACTGCTGCGTATTCTGGGTCGAGCACCAGAGCGTCACGGGTACGCATGAAGCGGTTAGGAACCACAGACATAGTACCGAAGTCGCTCATGTAAACATCAGCCGCACCGATAATGGTGGTAGGAGCGTCAGAAGGAGCCATGTAACGCTGTGCTGCGATACCTGCGAAAGCAGAAACGGCTTGCTTCTGGAATGGGCCAACCATCAAAATCTTGGGGTTGCCGCCAGAAGAATAAACCTTCTGAACAACATCCTTCAAGATGGTTTCGGTGAAAGCACGTTGAGTGCCATCGGTACGGGTAGACACACCGATAGTGGTAGGGTCAACACCTGCGGTAGTACCAGACGATTTGTTTGTGTTGGTCTTAATCCAAGACAACATTGCGCCCATAGTACGAGCATTTGAGGCATCACCAGCAGAACGGCCTTGGTTGGCGTTCAAGATGGTTTCAATGTCACGCTTCAACTCAGCAGAAGCCTTGCTCAATTGGTAGGCTTTTTCGCTCTTACGACCAGCTTTGTCAACAGACTCCAAAGTGCCAGAAATCTTGATGGTTTTCTGAACGATTTGAGTGTAGTTGCCCAAACGGGTTGTGGGAGACATGGTAGCGTCAGAAGCGTCAGCACCTTCAACTGCGGCGTTAGCAGTAGTTGCGGCAGCCAAGCTGTCAGTTTGCCACTCGTGATAAACGGCAGTAGCTTTGCCACGAGCCAAAGTGTTCAACAGGGGAGTGTCTGTGGGGGCGATGTTATAGATAACATCCGACAAATCTTCACGATTGCCGATTGATTGATAGGTTTGATAGGTAGCCATTTCGATTCCTTAGATGAATTTTTCAAAGAGTAAAGCTGCATCACGGACTTTTCCGCTTTGCTTTAGCTTTTGCGAAAGTTTTTTGTTCTGTTCTAACTCTGCATTTCGAGGAACTGATGTACCTGCTTTTAACATCTTCGGAGCCGCCTCAACCTTTTTGGAGATTGCGGGTTTATTGCTCTGAAGTTTGGCGTACTTCATTCCCTGATACAGACTCAAAACAGCCCGAGAGTCATACAGGTTTGAAAGCTCTTGGTCACTCCAACCGATAGACTTGGCATACTCACGAATATCCTTGCGGATTTGGTCGCCTGTCTTTTGATCGCCGTAACCAGGAATTAGGCTAGTCAGTTTCTGACTTTCTTCAGCGAGATGTTGCTGTAAACGCTCAGATTGCTCCGCTTGTTGCTGTTGTGCAATGCGTTGCTGTTCTTGTTGCAGAATAGCTAACTGTTTCTCTCGTTGTGCCTGTTCAGCCACCTTCACGGCATAACCGATAGGGTCGACTTCCTTTAGCGCTTCCAAATTTTCACCCTTGTTCTGTTGCTGGAGAAATTGCTCCATCATTTGCAGTCGTTGGGCGTATTGGTCTCTTAATTTTGTCGCTTCCTGAATCTTCGCTCTTTCGGCTTCCACCGCTTTGCGTTCTTCAGCAAGTTTCTGGGTTTTCTTTGTGTAATCTGCGCCTAATTGGTAGCCCTCAATAAGCTCAGTTTCAGTTACTTCCCGTTCTTCTCCAGCGGCTTTCACCCTGAATGTACGAGTAGGCTGTTCTTCAGCTTCTTCAGAATCTACCAACTCTGGCTCATCGGCCTCAACATATTCCTCTGGCGCTTCCTCAGTTTCGGGTTGGCTCTCGGCTCCCTCTGCTGAATCCATCATCCCTAGAAATGCTGCTGCTGCTGTGTCCACAGTCAGCGGTCCACTACCTTGCGGTGTCGTGTTTTCGCTCATTTGATTCCCAAATTGTCAGCCTAAACAGTAGGCCACTGCCTCGTTAGAGGATTTTCCAGCGCTTTTTAGCTATCTCGCTCGTAGCTGCCATAGATTCAAAATGCGCTATAACCGATTGTAATGCGTTTATTTTCAAATATGCAACCTCTCGCTCATCAATGTTGTGAGGCTGAGAATTGACAATAACCGCCAGTTCTGCGTTCTTTAAACTTTCAATCTCTCCCATGAAAAACTCATCGGAGATTAGGTTTTTAGCTCGTTGCGCTTTGTCCAAGGATTGACCCCACAATTTGATTTATGTCCACAGTAGAACCCATTGGGGTCTGCTGTTGACCAGAGGCAAACATCTCGTTAAATGTCTGGGCTTGAGGCATATTTTGCCATTGTGTTCCTTGTAAGGAAACGCCAGGGAATAAGTCCTCAAAAGTGACATTCTGCACAGGGCTGTAAGTGTAGGTCGGAGACTTCCAATCCTCTGGAATCGGCACTTGTGCGAATCCTTGATTGGCAAATGTATTCCCACCGCTTCCAGTTACATCATTCAAACCTAGTGGGTCACCAGTTATGGCGTTGACCAAAAGACCAGCCCTTGCCGCATCTAAGCCCTGTTTTAAGGTTAGACCTTGGGCGGCGGCAGAAGTGGCAAATACTGGAGATGCTGAACTCGCCAAATCAATAGCGGCGGCATCCCATGCGGCATTTTGTGCAGCAATCTGTGCGGCTAATTGTTCGGCGGCAGCGGCGGCGGCGGCTTGCTCTGTCGCCAAAGCAATAGCGGCTTGTTCTGCGGCTAGTTGTTCGGCATAAGCGGCAGCGGCTTGTTCTGCGGCAGTAGCGGCGGCGGCATCAGCAACAGCAACATCAGCGCCAGCAGCCATTGTCGCCCCGTCAGCGCTGATATAAGCATTGATTTCTGGTGAATAGTAATAACCAGCCGCCAACAAAGCGGCGGTAGTCCAACCGCCAGGCAATTGCTCACGGATTGTTTGGTCTATTGATTTACCAACATCTTTGGCGGTATCAATAACATCCTGCCCAATATTTCCAGCGCCTTCAATCAGATTTGATGGGTTTAGCGGGCTTGATGCCCTGAAGGGATTTAATTTACCTAGTCCCATATTTTCACCCTGGTATTTCTACATTAGAAGTAATCCCTGCACCAACCTTCATGGCTTTCATTTGGGCTTCGGCTAAGAATTCCTCTTGTTTCAATTGGAGTTCTGCGGCAGATTTCTCACGCTCAAACTGGAGTTTGGCGGCTTCTTTCTCACGCATTAACTGAATCTCGGCAGCGGCTTTTTCTCTTGCCAACTGAATGTCAGCTTGAGCCTTTGCTTGTTGAGCCTGAATGTCCGCTTGAGTTTTAGCCATGTATGCCTGCACTTCTGGCGGCATTTGTGGCTGTTGTGGAGGTGGGTTAGAGAGTTGTTGGTCAAGCTCTGGAGTGATGGATTTGTAGAACTCAGCAGAATCCTTAAATCCTGCGGCTTCCACCATCCGACCAAGAGTGTTGCGGTACTGACCCATCGAAACCAGAGGATTAGCTGGCCCCATTGTCTGAAGCACTTGCTCTTGTTTGGCAAGAACCATGTTCAGCATAGCCATTTGCTCTTGGCGGTTACCAGCACCAAGACCGACATTAATATCAACATCGTACTGATTCGACCACTCACGGGGGTCAAACTGGACATATTGACCACGCATCCGAATGATACGGGGCTTGTCTTGGTACTTGCAGAGAAGATGGAGAATCCCTTGGAACAGCGACTTAACACCAGTTTCAGCAAAGATTCGTGCAATCATCTCAATCTTGCCAGCAGCAGACTGTTGCATAGACGCAACAGCGGCGGCAGTCACATTCTGAAGAATAGACGGGTCAAGACCTTGGGAAGCCTCTGTAACACCTGTGCGTTTTTGTTGGATTGAATCCAAATATTGAAGCATCGGGAAGGCTTGAGCCGCCACGGGTTGAACAGCTAATTGCTGAACAGCGCCTTGAGACTTAATGCGAACCACACCACCAGCGGTAGCAGTTAACAGATCATCTAAGTTAACTTGTCCGTCAACAGCGGTCACACGGGCGTTATTCGTCAAATACAGGTTATCAAGAATCTGTCGAGTGATAGTTGTCTTGATTAACTGCAAATCCATTGTTCTGTCAGCGAGAGATTCGCCAAAGAACTTGTGTGGAGTAGGAATCGGGCAGAGTGAGTGGAAAGGAATATAGTCAGTTTCTTCATCGCTCAAAATCTCGTTTGAAGCGTAGAAAACCTGTCGGAGTTCAGCGATGCCATCACCATCAATATCGGCTGTGACATAGCACTCAAAAACCTCGATTGTCTCCATTGATTCGTCAATAGAAATTCCATCGTCAGGATTCTCGCCAGGCGCAACTCGGGCTAAGTACTCTGGTGAGTAAGTCAGCGCACTAGAAGCCTGCAACCCATCCACAATGTCTTTATCAAAGCCCATTGCGATTAGGTCGCTACGAGTAATCAATCGGCGGTGAGCAACGAAAGGCGCATCCTTGGGGCTTTTCTTAGCTCTCTTGGAGATAAGGAATTCTTCAGGCGGTACATTCTCAACAACCACATGGCCTGATTTCTTCTTTTTCTGGACTGTGACGCTGTTTGACGAATACATCAAAGGCTGACCCATTGGGTCAATCACAGGATTGCCAGCAGGGTCAAGAACTGGATTCTCTACCACTTCCTTTTCGACCACTTCCATAGTCTCATCAGAAAGCAACATCGCTAACTCGTCATCAGACAAGTCACGATATTTCTCTTTGGTCACATCTTCTTTATCTTCCCAATAGGCTTTAACCACGCCAACCTTTTGTAGGAGAGCGTCTTTAAACCAATCGTGCATGATGATGAGGCCAGCGTTATCACGCATGAATACCCAATTACAGTATTCAGTCGCTTGCTTGGCTCCAGCTTCATCTTGTGGGCCACGAGGGTCGAAACGAACCACCTCATCACTTGACGAGAAGATTCTGACTAATGGGGGAAGCGCACCATCTACGGCTTCAGCCACTTCGCCAGTAACGATTGAGGATTTACCTTCAACTTCGTTGCCAAGTGGTTGTCGTAAATAGAAAGATAGTGCGTCTGTGCGTTGCTGAGTTGTCTCAGTCTCTAGAAAACCAATCGAATTATCAATCTCCGATTCGATTATCGACTTCAGTTTGTCTTGGCTCATCTTTAACCTTTGGCGGTCTGCCCATCCGTGGGCGTTGCTCCGATTGTAGCGGTTTCGCCACATTTTCAAGCATTTCAATCCGCTTTTCAAGCTCAAGAATGGTTTGCTCCATTCTGGCTATTTTCTTTGCGTCAGCAATATCGCCTTGTTTTAAGAAATACATCAGATTACCCATTTCGGTGGTTGGTTGATAGATTTACCCCATGAAGAACCCTCATCGAGTCCAATCGCAAGATAGCGGAAAGCATCAGAGCCGTGGCTTGACCAATCATGTAAAGGTCGGTCATAAAAGACTTTCCTCTTTTCGTCAAACTCACGGCGGTAGTTTCTCAGGCAGTCAAGCCCTTGTTTCACAGCAGGGACATTGAACCAGCATCTAGGTAGAAGGCGGCGAACAGCCTGAATCCCGTCATCTACGCTCATTCTTGAGGCGATACGGACATTTAATCCTGCTTCCTGAAGAACCTCTAAACGGCTCTTTCCAGACCCTAATTCCCTGACCTGCACATCATGGGGAAGGATATGTTCGGCACTCGACCAATTGTTATCCCGTAACCAAGAAACATATTTATCCAGACCAACCCCGTTGTTTTCGTAGTAGTCAACTAGACGAATCTCTGAACCAGCTATTTGCGCCACCCAGATAGCCGTTGAATCACCCATGCCCAAATCCCATGCGGTAATCGTACGGCACAGGTCATCCCTCGGGATTTCCTGAATGTGATTCTTTGTCTCTAGGTCGTTCAGTATTTGTCCGTAATAAGACCCCTCTACGGCAGCGTTGAACGAACACTCAAACTCTTGTAAATACTTATCTTCGCCCATCTCGGACTTGGCAGCATCTAACTCTGTCTGGGCAATTACCCCTGTCTGACTAGCCTTGAACTCCAAAAGTCCCCAACCATCCTCTGTTTCTGCCCTGTCTCTCAAGTCTTTGAAGTGGTTGTGTCCCTTCGGTGTTCCGATAAACAAACACCATCCCAATCTGTCAGCTAGTGCAGGTCGGATAATGTCAGTCCAAATCTTTGGGTTTTGGTCGCCAATCTCATCAAGAATCACCCCGTCAAAGTATTGACCCCGTAGCGCCTCTGGATTGTCTGAGCCGTAGAGTTGGATTCGCCTTCCCCAGAAGTCAACCCTCAGTTCAGAGATGTTCTGAGTCCCACCCAAAGGAGTGGAATACTTAACCAGATAATCCCAAGCCACCCTCTTTGCCTGTCCGTAGGTCGGAGCGATATAGGCGTAGCGAGGCGCTTCCTTTTGGTTCAGGACAGCATCCTTAATGATGTGGTTTATCGCAGAGACAGTCTTGCCCATCCTTCGATGCGCCACCACGACTGTAAACCGCTTACTGTCGATTAGGTCGTGGATTTTTGCTTGTTGGTCTCTTGGGGCGTAAGGGATGACTATTTCGCCCATGAAACTTTCAACTCGATGGGTTTGTCAGAGTCACCAGTATGCTCAGTCCTTGATAGCTTCGGAGCCGCATACTCGGCAAGTTTTGCCATCAAGTCCAATGCTCGATAAGGGTCAGGCTTGCGGTCAACAGTCGGGTCTCCGTCTGCAACCGATTTAAGCCATTTATCGACATTTTCCGAGTTGTTGGATAGCAGAGCACTAATTGTCTCTCTAAACTCGGTTGTGGCCTTATTAGGCTTGCCCTTGGGCCTTCCTCTGCCCCTATTAGTTAGGTTTGCGGAATTTCCGCTCTCTATTTTTTTCATTTTTACCAATTCCTCTCGGCTCGTTGGTGTTTACTATTTTCTTACCACTTAACCTTATCTGACCAGTATGCTGCGCTCATCTTACCCTTGGCAATATTCTCAGCGTGACGAGCCTTGAAAGACTTTCTACGGGCTTTATCAGCCTCGCTTTCGCCTTTCTTTGGTGGGCTTCCTGTCACGCCTTGTTGACCAAAACGAATCAGTTTCACCTCGTCACCGCTTTTCGCAAGAACTGCATGGCTCTTGGTTGGGTGGTTAGGTGTTCTCTTGGGTTTGTTGTAACCAGAGAATGATTCGTTTCCTCGCTTCATGCTAGTTTCTCAACAGGGATAAAGACATTATCAGACCACACTCTCTCAGCGAAAAAGTAGCCCATTCGTTGAATCATTATAGCGATTTCAGCGTCATTCATGCCATTTTTGGCTAGTTTCTTCTGCTCAATAATGATAATCGGGCGGCTACGCATAATCGTGTTTCTTGCGCCTCTGAGTGCGTTTTCCTCAAAGCCTTCCACATCCAACTGAATGAGGTCAGGGCTGAGATTCAGGCTGTCAATGGTCATCATGGGGATGCCTTCTTCAGCTTCCTCAATCTGAAGCGCTCCGTAGTTCTTATCCCCGTCACCATCCACAGACTTACAGAAACCCTCTTTGTCTGAGAGTCCAGCTTTGTAAATCTTTACATTTGGTTCGCTGACATTCCTCTGAAAGCACTCAAAGTTAATGTCGTTTGGCTCAAAAGTTACCACTTCTTTGAAAAGTTGGGCGTAGATTTTTGACCAAACCCCACAGTTTCCACCAGCATGAAGGACTAAATTGCGCTCTGGAACCCACTTCACCAAGTCAGGAATGGCGGCTATCTCAACAGGAATCCACTTCCAAGCCTCAATATCGTCTTTAGGCCACCACCAACCATCACGCTGTTCTATGCTTTCCATTCTTCTGCCCTTTCATAACCTCTAGTTGAACCCCAAAATTGGGTAGCGAAACAATGCCCATTTCCCTCATATCTGTAACCAGAAAAATGGTCTCTGGTGAAATAGTGGGAAGGGTAGATTGTCATGGGATATTCGGTCTCGTGATAGACCTCAGTTATGTGCATCGGCCCTGTCTCAATCCATGCCCTATCTTTAAGAGTTTCTTTCTTTCTGAGGCGCTCAATACACTCACCAAAGAACGGATTTTCAGGAACAGACCCCATTACGCTGACATTTATTAAGCCAGGCCTTCTGGTTTCCTGCTCCCAATGGGCAAAAGCATCAGGCTTTAGTAACCAATCTTCTAAAGGAGAAAGGCAGACAGAATCAGCGTCTAGCGTGATTCCACCCTCGTTATATAGGATTTCGTACCGCATCAAGTCAGCCACTCCGCAGAGTTCTCGGCTTTCCTGAATGTGTTTGGCATTGAACCACTTATTCCCTCTGAGGGCATCGTTCCCCCAAATCTTGACCTCGTAGTCAGGATTGAGGGTTTTCCAAGTGTTTATGCAATGGTCTGGTCGCTTGGTTTCGTCACCAATCCAGACAAAGTGAAGTTTTTTAGAAATCACTTTTTGGCGGTTTTTGTAGCTTCTTTGAAGGCTTTAGCCGTGGGAGCGCCCTTAGAGCCGACTTTTCTCATGCGCTCTGGAGTTTTACCAGCGGCTTTCTGCTTCTCAATACGCTCACGCTTTGCGTGAATATTTGCGTATAGACCCTTCATTTTTTAGCCTTGTTCTTAGCTGTGCGCTGACCACGCATAGGCATCTTAGCCTCTGACATGGCGATGGCAATGGCTTGTTTGGGGTTGCTTACTTTCTGACCTGAAGATGATTTCAGTTTGCCAGATTTGTATTCACCCATGACTTTGCCAATTTTCTTTTGAGATTTACTCATCATCATATTCAGCCTCTTTCATAACGGGAGCCTTTTCCCAAGCCTTGCAGACTCGCAGATTGTGGCAAATGAACTCAAATTTATGGCAGTAACCACGACCACCACCATCAGCGTCAAACTCGTCTTGAGGCACAACTTCCATCGCCTCTAAAGTGTCGGGTTGGTCATCGAAATACTCGCAGTTAGCGCACAGGCGGCGCTTGGCTTGGTCAGGGGAAATGCGCCATACATTCGCCAAACCACGCCAGAATTCTGAGTTTGGAGCGTCAACCTTGACAGGGCCGAGCATCTGTGTCTCGACCAATGTGTCACGGGTTTTCTTGTTTGATTCGGTAGTCAGACCTTCGATAACGGGCTTTTCTGCCTCGATTTCTTCAATCTCAATTTTAATTTCGGCAGCAGGGGCCAAGAGTCCAGCCATATAAGCCTTTCAGGGTTTTATCCCATTCTACAAAAAAAGAGGCAGTCCGTAAACCGCCAAAGTTGGCAACTGCTCAGATTCCCAACGCTTAAATTTTAACCTCATCAGGCCACAAATCAAGCTCTATCAGTCTCTCAATCGTCTTTCTGTGGGCTTTTTCCCACATATCTATCCGTTCCTCTTTTGTGAGTTTTGAGCCTTGGTCAAGAATAAAGTGGCATCGGATACACAAAGCCGCTGTGTACTCATCGCTTGCTTTCACGCCCTTGCCCTTGTTCCCGTATTTCGCCCAATTGCTATGTGCAGCCTGAGTTGAACCTTCCAAGCCGCAATGTTGGCAGGGCAAACTTGCAACATTTTTTAGATGCTGTTTAGAACGAAAATATTTAAATTTTGGAATCATCATCTTAAAGCCCTTTCCAAAGAATCGCCACGCTTTAATCGTTGCTGAACTTTATCGCTGTTTTTGCCAAGATGGTCACAAAGCTGTTGCAGCGTGTATTTTTTTGAATCGTACTCAAGAATCAAGTTGTTTCTTCTATTATTTTGCTGTTCTTTTTGTGTAGCCCACCTGCAATTTGAAGGCTCATAATTTCCATTCACATCAACTCTGTCTAAACTCATGTTGTCTGGCGCATCTCCCATATCTTCGTAAAAGTTTTCAAACTTTTCCCATCTTTCACAGACTTTAATGCCTCTTGCGCCATAAATTGAATACTTTTTATTTGTTTTAGAGTTGCATCTAGATTTCATATTTGACCAAATACGATAAATCCTTGTTTTAGTTTTTCCATGAACTTTTTTTGCTTTGCCTTTTTGCGAGGCAATGTCAAGAAACAAGCACCCACAACTTTTTGTCTGGTTTGTTCTCAAACAAGAACTTGAAATATCTTTTGTTTTTCCACAAATACAAAGACATTTCCAGAAAACAGCGCCGCTTGAGCCACGCCTATCTGTTTTCTCAACAACAGTTAAGCGCCCAAAAGTTTTTCCAGTTAAATCTACGAATTGACCCATAAAACCTCTAAAGCCTTTAGAAGTTTACATTGTATCATTTTTTACCCAAATAGATAAAGATTGCGCCGTATCACCGAAAGGAAGTTGTGCGATTTTCTGAGAAATGCGCTCTCTTTCTTTAGCTGCTACCAGTTTGGCAAAGTCTTTAACTTCTTGATGACACATAAAGCCAGCCTCAAGTAAAAAACCTAGACCAGCCTGTTGAGCCATTTCAATGATTTCATCTTGTGTCATGCTTCACCTCTTGCTCGGATTAATTCTTCTGCTTCTTCAAAACACATTACAGCATCTTCATCGCCAACTACCAATGCTTCATCTGCCAATCTGCCGCATACCATTGCGCACGCCTCACGCTCTGCTTTGACAGCATCCTGAAGTTCTTTGATGTGGTCGTTTACTTTTTTGATTACTGGCGCATTTTTCTCAATGATTTCTTGGCGAACCTTGTCCTCTACCAGTTTGGCAAAGGCTTCATAGCGTTTATCAAATGCGTTTGTAGTTCCATCATCCAGTTCGTACTCAACAAAACCAGCCTGTCTAGCTAATTCAATGATTTCATCTTGCGTCATAAACCACCCCAAAAGTTAGATTTGTAGTCTTTCCACCTAATTCCACGCTTTATCTCCCACACGACCCGTTTAGAGACCCCATAGCGCTCTGCAAGTGCTTTCTGGGTGTCAGGGCTTAACCGAATTAAATTAGCCTTCTCTACGCTCAATTTACCCCGTTTACGGCTGCTTTCTGAAATCTTTGCCGCCCTCACAGGATTTGAGGCATAAGATTTGTCCATTTTCTCGGCTAAGACCTTTCGGCTCACCGCCCTCATGTGTCCTTCAGCCAAGCAGAGTTTGTTTTTACAGATTGTGGTGTAAACATCCCCTTTGCGCTTTGACTTTCCGTAGTGAAGCCCGATAACTGTTCTGACATTCCAAGTCTTTTGCGAAAACCGAATAGTCGGATAGCCGTTGTGGTTCAGGGTGGATTTCCAAATCAGGCAGTCTCCATCTTCCTCAGTTCTGCTTAACAGGCGCTGAAGTGAGGGCATTGATCGCTCTGTTGAGTGTTTGGGGTGGGATTCTTGTCCATTGTTCTTGGCAGATTTCGAGGGCGTTGTCGATTGTGATTGTGTACTCTCGTTTCCACTTGAATCCTGATTCTGAGCATCGTAAAAGAATGTTTCCTGCACTTTTTAGCTTTCTGTATTCAACTGAGTCTGTCTGCTTGAGTTCTTCTAAACAAGTCATCATTGCATAGACGGGAAGTGAAGTAGCGACCATCTCGCTTGAGGCATCTTCACCATCGTCTAAAAGGAATATTGAGATTCTGTGGCTTGTGATTGATTCTTTGAGTTTCTTCTTGGCAATCGCTCTGGCAATTGGATTCATGCCAGTATTTCGATTTACTTTCGTGACAAACTTCACTTTTGTTTCTCAATGTAGGCAATCACAGCATCGCAAGCCGAAACCATAATCTTCAGATACAGCGGAAACAAAGCGCCACAAATAAAAATCAAAATATCGTTCATTTCATTCCCTTTCCAATTTCTGCCGCCGCTCTAACGATTGCTCGGCGGGTTGCTGCATATGGGTCATCGCCAAGATTCCATTGAATAATGTCATTTACCCTTATTCCACCATTTGTTTCATCACCCCACACATGAACCTTAATTTTTAATTTCACAGCCAAACGCAACGCATCACCATCGTCTGTTAATGGGTTCCAATACTTTTCAAGATCGTCTACATAAAACGCTTCTGTAAAACCATATCGGACGCTCATCCATTCGCCACCATTTTGGTATTCGCCTTTATATCCAGCAGCTTTAGCAGCCAGTTCTAACAGTTCTTTATCTGTCATAATTTTTCCTCAAAAGTGATTCCGTTATTTGCACCCCAAGAATGTAGCCATTCAACAAACTCGCTTGCTTGTTCTTTTGTGAAGTTGCGGGTTTGAAAGCCAAGTTGCACGATGCCTGTGTTGTCTAGGTTTGGCAATACTTTGCTTGAGTACATTCCTACATCTCTTAGGTATTGGTCAACAAGAAGTCGTTTCCAATCCTCTGCGTCCCACTTAGCGCCTAAGTGTTGTGCTTGCTTGGCTATCTCGCCAATCATTGCGTGATACTTTTCTTCTTGCTCACGACTTTTATTGATAGGCTTAATCTCAAGCGATAGCTGTTTACCGACCTTGATAGCTTCTTTGACTTTAGGCCAAAGAGACTGCATCAGAGATGTTGCTTGTTCTGGTGTTCTTAATTCGTATCTCAATTGACCACTCCAATCATTCGTAAAGCTGCTTCAGGGCCATCAATGCGGCAGAGAGTTCCACCGCACCACTTCTCAAAAAAGTCTGTCTGTAATTTTGTCAGTTTTTTCTTTGAATCTGTCTTAACCTCAACTAAAAAAGTCTTGTTGTTGTATCCAACCAACAAATCCACAGGTAACCCGATAATCCACACATAAGCGCCAGCCGCCCTCAAAGCAGAAACAATCTGCATTTGGTTTGCGTCTACCCTAGCGGCGTATCTCATTGACAGACCTCACAGTTTATTTTTTGGCAGACTCCGAGTTCGTCACAAGTTCTTTTTTTAACTTGTTCATGCGCTGCCTCAAATCCAAAGTAGCGGACTCGCCTCTGATTCTCCGCAAGTCCTCTAATACGC